TTTGCTTTGGTTGCTACTAACTGTGTGATTGACCAATATGGTCGTATTGGATCGAGAAAAGGTTGGACAAGGGTTAATTCCTCTTCTGGAAACCTTGGTTCTAACGATGTTGGTGTGATCCATGAGTTAGTCCAAACAGACGGCACATTGACTGTGTTGTTTGCTGGCAACAATAAGATATTTAAACTTAGTGGCACTTCAGTTACTGAGTTGACCTATGGGGGAGGGGGGTCTGCTCCTACCATCACTGCTAGTAATTGGCAGTGCGCTTCTTTGAATGGAATTACTTATTTCTTCCAAACAGGGCATGACCCAATCATTTATGACCCTGCTGTAAGTACAACCACTTATAGACGGGTTTCTGAGAAGTCAGGTTATGTGGGGACTGTTCCTAGTGGGAATCTTGCTATATCGGCTTATGGTCGTCTGTGGGTGGCTTCTACCAGTACAGACAAGGTAACGATTAGTTTCTCTGATCTGATTGCGGGTCATGTATGGTCTGGTGGTACTACAGGAACTTTAGATACGAGTCGTGTATGGCCTAATGGTGCTGATGAAGTTCAAGCCTTGGCTGCTCACAATGGATTCTTGTTTATCTTTGGTAAGAGACAAATTCTTGTTTATCAAGGGGCTACTACTCCTTCCACGATGTCTATTTCTGACACAGTGGGAGGGATTGGTTGCTTGGCAAGGGATAGTGTTCAGACGACCAGTTCTGATGTAATTTTCTTGTCAAACTCAGGTGTTCGTTCATTGATGAGAACGATTCAAGAGAAGTCTGCTCCTGAAGGTGATTTGTCTAAGAATGTACGTAATGATTTGATGGGCGATGTTGCCAATCAGACCTTATCAACGATTAAGTCTGTTTACTCAGAAAGAGAAGGTTTTTATCTTCTCACCATGCCATATACAGAGTCTGTTTACTGTTTTGACATGAAGATCAAACTTCAAGATGGCTCATCCCGTGTGACCACTTGGGACTCTATCACGCCTACATCTTTGCTTGCTTTGAGAGATGGCTCTGTCTACATTGGTAAGAATGGTTACATAGGCCAATATACGGGCTATAACGACTATCTAAGCACCTATCGGTTGCTTTACTACACTAACCATGCAGACCTTGGTAACGTCAATCAGACATCTATTCTAAAGAAGATTTCTGTTGTTGTTATTGGTGGAACTAACCAGAATGTTATTTTCAAGTGGGGTTTTGATTTCAAGACAAACTACTTGAGTGCTACTGCGCCTATTCCCGCACAAGGTGTTGCTCAATATGGTATTGCTCAGTACAACATTGACGAGTATTCAGAAGGTGTTGCATTGAATACATTGAAGGTGTCTGCCAGTGGCACTGGTAAGGTTGTCCAAACTGGTTATGAATGTGACATTAACGGGATTCAACTGTCTATCCAAAAGATAGAAATCCAAGCTAAAAATGGGAAACTAGCATGAGTGCCGTTTTAAATTTTGTTCAAGCAACAAAGATTTGCAATACGTGCAAAGAGGCTAAACCTTTAGCTATGTTTACAAAAAATAAATCTGCTCCAGATGGTTTGCAATACAAATGCAGAGCATGTGATGTAATTTATCAAGCAAAACGAAGAAGTGATAATGCAGAAGAAATGTTGAAATATGGTCGTGAATATCAAAAATCTAGACGACAAGATTTTAACTATCGTTTACAAATGTTGATAAATGCTTCAAAACAAAGAGCTAAAAATAAAGACAGAGATCACTCTATTACAGTTGAAGATATAAAAACCATCTATCCTTCTGATGGATGTTGTCCTATTTTCGGTATGAAACTAGAATTTAACAATGCAGGTTTTCGAGAAAACAGTCCAAGTATTGATCGCATAGACTCAACAAAAGGCTACACACTAGATAACATTCAAATTATTTCTTGGAAAGCAAATCGCATAAAAGGTTATGCCTCTGTAGAAGAGCTTGAAATGTTACTAGCCTACTTAACACAAGGAGAATAATCTTGTCAAATTATACAAAAAGTACGAACTTCGCAAGTAAAGACAATCTCTCTTCTGGCAATCCACTAAAGATTGTTAAGGGTACTGAGATTGATACTGAGTTCAACAACATCTCAACGGCTATTGCTACAAAAATAGATAGCGATGCAGAGCTTGCTGTTTGGGCAACTAAAACTGCTCCTAGTGGTGATACTGTTGGCACTACAGACACACAGACTCTGACAAACAAAACCATTGCTTATGGTAGCAATACTTTGACAGACGTTGTTGGTGTGAATGCTACTCAGACCCTGACTGCCAAGACTTTAACTACACCAGTTCTAACAAACCCAACAGTGACTAACTATGTTGAGAGTGTTGTTGCGATTGGTACTGTAACAAGTTCTAGCACGTTAAGCCTAACAAATGGCACTGTTCAAACAGCGACACTAACTGCATCTACTGCTTGCACATTTACGATGCCTACTGCTACTGCGGGTAAGTCGTTTATCTTGTTGTTGAAACAAGCGGCATCTACTGGCAATGGAACTGCTACGTTTACGGGTGTTAAGTGGAATGTAGCGGGTACACCTACGATGACTGCAACTGCTGGCAAAATGGACATCTTTACCTTTGTTGCTGATGGAACAAATTGGTATGGTTCTACTTCACAAGGGTACACACCATAATGTTTGCCGCAATCAATACCTTCTTAGGTGGCGCTGCATCACCGATTGGACAACAGGCATATACATCGCCTGGCACTTACTCGTGGACTGCTCCCGCTGGAGTTACTTCTGTTTGTGTTGTTAGTGTTGGTGGCGGTGGTGGTGGATGCTATATTTATAACGGATCAGCCAATGTTTTGAATGGTGGCGGTGGCGGTGGTTTATCGTATCAAAATAACATCACAGTAGTGCCTGGTAACACATACACAGTCATTGTTGGCTCTGGTGGTGAATGGCGTACTGGTGGTGCGGCAATAAGTGGTGGCGATAGTAGCTTTGCAGGTGGAGTAGTTGGTGGCGGTGGAGTTAGAGCATATACAACTGGCGGCTCTGGTGGAGCTGGTGGTGGCGGTGGTTATTCTGGTGGCGGCTATGGCGGCAATGGTGGCACTATGCCAAACATTGACAATGATTTAAGTTATTCAGCAGGTGGTGGTGGTGCTGGTGGATATTCAGGTACTGGCGGTTATGGAATATCTAGCCCAGATGGAACTCAATCTGGTGGAAGTCCAAACTCAGATTCAGGTGGTGGCGCTGGCGGTGGTAGAAATGGTACTAGCGGTGGAGGCCAAGGCGGTGGTGGAGTAGGAATTCTTGGAAAAGGCTCTGATGGTGTACCCGTTTCTGGGCAACAAGGTGGCGGTGGTTCTGGTGGCTCTGGTGGAGCTTTATCAAATGATGGAGCTTCTTATGGTGGTGGCGGTGGCTGTTATATCCCGTTTGCTGGTTCTACTACAGGCGATGGTGATGGAGCAGGTGGCGCAGTAAGAATTATTTGGGGTTTAGGCAGAGCCTTTCCCTCAACAAGAACAGGTGATCTGTAAGGAAAAATCATGGCGACTAAACAACAAATTATTGATTACCTCTTAGCCAATCCTAATCTTAGCGATGCTGAGTTAGTGTCGTACATGGCACAAAACCAGATCAGTCCTGCTCAACTAGCAGAGGCTTCTGGTGCTCCTGTTGGACAGATTTCTGCACAGATTGCGGCTACGATCCCTAATGGTCAAACCATTCAACTTGGAGACACCATTGTTCAACCAGTTTATCAAGTAACTGGTTCAGGTGATAGCGAACAAGTTGGTGGCATTCAGAATGTCATCACTTACAAAGCTGATGAAAACAAAACTGGTGGTGCTTATACACAATACACACCTACTGGTGAAGTAGAGCGTACTGGTGAACAACAAAAAGTTAAAAGTGGTCTAAAAGAGTTTGCTCTTGGTGCTGGATTACTGTTTGGTGGCGGTGCTTTATTAGATGCGTTTGGTAATTTGATTGCTCCTTCTGCGGGTAGCGCTACTGGCGCAGGATTGGAATTTGCTGGTTCTGGTGGTGCTTTTGACTTAGCCAATGCAGGAATTGCTGGTGGTACTGCTGCTTTTACTCCTGCTCAACTAGCACTTATTGAAGCGGGTGCTAGTGCGGCTGAAGTAGCTGCTGCTGGTGCAGGTAGTGGTTTATTGACTAAAGCCGCAACAGATGCAACTGCTTTTGAACTACAAAACGCAGGAGCTAGTGCGTTAACTGATTTATCTGCTACTAATCAAGCGGGTTTGTTAACTGGTGGTAAAACAGCGGCTGAGTTAGCGGCAGATAGATTAGCGGCAGAAGAGTTAGCCAAGAAAACTGCAATTACTACTATTGGAGGTAAGACTGCGGCTGAACTGGCGGCAGAAGCATTGGCAAAGAAGACTATTGCCGATGAGTTAGCAAAGAAGTTAGGCGATACTGCTTCTGGTTTATTCCAAACAACTGGTAGTTTGTTGCAAAGCAAAGAGTCTAAGGAGGCGGCTCAAAAGGCGGCTACTGATATTGGTACTGCTACACAAGCGGCTGTTGCTGGTTCTCAGTTCCGTCCAGTAGGCATGACATCTCGCTTTGGTACATCTCAGTACACCTACGATCCTAAGACGGGTCAGATGATTTCTGCGGGTTATCAGTTAAGCCCTGAAGCCAAAGCACAGCAAGATCGTTTTGCAACAATGGCTAACTATAGCCTTACGCAAGCAGAGAATGCTCAGAGTCAATTTGCACCACTTCAAACAGGCGCTCAGAACTTGTTTGGCTTGGGTAATCAGTACATATCTCAATCTCCACAAGATGTGGCTCAGAACTACATCAATCAACAGATGGCTTTGTTGCAACCTTCTCGTGAAGTAGAGTTGGCTAATCTGCAAAACAGACTATTCCAACAAGGTAGAACTGGTGTTTCTGTTGCTCAAGGTGGTTCTATGGGTGCAACTACTCCTGAACTTCAGGCTCTGTATAACGCTAGAGCGCAACAAGAAGCAGTATTGGCGGCTAATGCTCAACAAGCGGGTCAACAGAACGTCTTGTTTGGTGCGGGTCTGTTAGGTCAAGGCACTAATGCTCTGAACCAATACTTTGGTGGTCAGGTAGCGGCTTATCAGCCTTACCAAGCCGCTATGGGACAAGTACAGAACTTAGAGTCTCTTGGACAACAACCACTTCAGATGGGCGCTTCTTTGGGTCAGCAATCGTCTGCGGCAGGTGCTAGAGCAGGTCAACTGGGCATACAAGGTCAACAGTTGTCTAGTGCATATAACACAGGTGCAAATGCAACATTCAATCCTTATGCGGGACTGTTAACTGCGGCTGGCAATCCTAGTTCAATGTTTGGTCAATCTGTAGCAAAATACTTAACAGGCACAGCATCGACTCCATTTGATGCTTTAAGTTCTACAAAATATGGTGATGGACTTGATGGTTATCAAAAGATGATCGCAGACATTTACGGCACTTAAGGAAATATCATGGCAGACGTTTTAAGTTTATTCGGTTTAACTCCTGAAGGTTTAGACCAACAGCGTTACCAACAAGACCTTAAACAAGGTTATGAGTTGGCACAACTAGACCCTGGTGCTGCGGCTCGTGCAACCCTTCAATCAGGTGTTGGTCAACTAGGTCGTGGCATTGCAGGGATGATGGGTGTAGAAGACCCACAGCTTCAAAGAATCACTCAACAAGATCAATTGCTTAAAAGTCTTGATTTAAGCGATCCTAAATCATTGATAGAAGGTGCAAAACAAGCTAGTAGCATGGGTAATCAGCAATTGGCTGTTGGTTTGATTGATCGTGCAAAAGCCTTACAAGAATCTGGGGGAAAGATTGCTCTGCAAAATGCACAACTTTTAAAAGCAATGCAACCAGCCAAACTTACTGGTGATGAGCGCTATATTGAAAATTTAAGAGTTGTTGAAAATAAACTTCAAAAAGGTGAGAAACCTACTTTAACTGAGTTGTCTAACGCCAATATTTCTGGACAGATGCTTTCAAAACCTCGTAGTTATTTTGACCAAGCAAGTGGTCAAATGGTTACTCAAGCCGCTACAGACCCATCTAAGGCATTCCCATTGGCATACAAACAGATGGGCGCTACTACTGAGGGTGGTGCTACAACAACTCCTAAACCCACAGTTCAACAAGCAACTGCTGGAAATATACCTACTGGTTCGCAAAACGAAATTGCAGAAATTGAATCAAGTTTAGTAAGACTTGAAAACACAAGCCCTCAATTAGACAAGTTTTCAAAATTACTTAAATCTGGTGATGTGAAATTCAATGCTGCAGCAAATGCGTTTGATTTTCTTGGTGCTGTTGTTCCTCCGATTTTTGGTGGAGAAGAAGTTGGTAATCAAGTTAAAAAAGATGAATTTACTAGGGCATTCAAAGAACGAGTTAATACTGTTTTGAATAATGCCAAAGGTGTTCAAGCAAAAGATGACGCAAAACGAGCAGAAGAGCAAATTGCCTCGCCATCAACATTTTTAAGTTCTGCAAGAATGCAAGGAGCTATTGATTATCTAAAGAAAGCAGAAATTGGATATAAAGAAGAATTATTAGCTCGTAAGGGTTCTTTGCAACGACAAGGAAAGCCAGAGGCACAAGAAACTCCATCTGCAAAACCAACAGAAGAAAAGCCTACTCCTAAACCAACTGTAAAACCAGTCGGAGAAACTAGAGACCAACTAATTGAGAGAATTATTAAACTCAATGCTAGTAATGGTAAAACTGTAACTAGAGCGCAAGTTGAGCAAAAACTTCGTGAATCTGGACTTTAAGGAGTTAAGTCATGGGATTGTTTGACCAATGGAAAAATAAAACTGATGCAGATAAATTGCAACAGAAGTACCTGACTGACTTTGAAAAAGGTAAAGTTAACAAAGCTAATGATCTTGCTGAAGGAATTATGCAATCAGTGCTAGAACTTGGCACTATGACGGGTTTAACAAAACAGCAAACACTTGATAGATTTAACGCTCAACTTGCAAAACAACCAGATCGATTGTCTTATGACAACAAGGTAATTGGTGCGGCAGGCGAAATTGTCGGTGAGCTAATCATTGCTGCTCCAGCCTCCACTCTTGGATGGTTTGGTGTTGGTGGGAAAGTCGCTCAAATATTGAAGCAAGGTTTATTTGGCGGTCTTTGGGAGGGTGTAACTAAGACAGTTAAAGAAGGTGAAAGTCGACAAGAAGCTGCGATTAAGGGTGGCTTAATGAGTGGAGGCGCAACTGCTGTTGTTGGTGCTGTTAGTCGTCCAATAGAGAAAGTCACTAACTTTGATTTTAAAAGTAACATTCAAGCAGTAAAAGATGCCTCTGCTTCATTAGGAATTAGTCCTAAACTACTTGGAGACTTTACTGGTGATGATGCTACTCGTGCGGCTGAAGCGATGAATCGTTTAAGGGCTGGTGGTGTTGCAGATCGCTTAAAACAGAATGCCAAAGAACTTCAAAAAGCTGGTGGCACTGTGGAAAAAACCATCACTGGTGGTGCTGAGTATTCTGGTAAAGCAGGAGAAAACATCTCTAAAGCTGTTCAAACAAACTATACAAATGCTACAAAAGAAGGCAATCGTTTATATTCAAAACTAGATTCACTTGCAACTCAGAATAATCTTTCAAAGATTCGACCTTCAGAGACAGAGGCGGCTGTTAATAATGTTCTTGCTGAGTATGGGGACTTATTTAAAGCCCTTGAAAGACCATCTCTTGAGGCAAAATTAACATCATTTGGCTCTAAATTAGGCAAAGAAGAGGTTAAGCAAGAGGCTGGTTTGATTGTTAGCGAGAGTGGAAGGCCATTTATCCCTGAGATCAAAGGCCCAACAGACTTTACCTTTACTGATATTCGCAAAGCACGAGAAGGTTTAACAGATGCCTTGTCTGCAGCTAAAGCACAAAACAAATTTGGCCCTAAAGAGGCGGTTCGTTTAAACGAAGTAATTGATGCAATGGACAGAGATATTGACAATTGGGGTCAATCTTTGGCTCAAAATCAATCAGTATCAGATGCGTTTTCAACTGCTAGATCATTTTGGAGAGGAAATGTAATTCCTTTGCGTGATGCTGATTTGGCAATGACGATGATTAAAGACCCTAATTCTGGCGAGTTGAAAACTGATATTTCCAAGTTGGTTGGACGAATTGTATCGGCTGAATCTACTGGTCAAGAAGGTGCAAAACGGGCGGCATCAATGATTGCCAAAGTTCTGCCACCAGACATTAAACAAGATGTGGCTGCGGCTACATTTGCTTCTGCACGAAAAGAAGCTACTGATGTTGGCACTGGTGAATTTAATCCAATCAAGTTTTCTACTTTTTTGCAATCAAGAAAAACTAATTTGCAACCATTTGTAGATGAAAATTTAGACACTTTGCTAAACAAGTATAGCTTTCTGACAAGCTCTATGACTCGCCAAGCGGCTGGTTCAGGACTTGATGAGGCAATGACCCAAGGTATGCGTGTTGGTATCGGTGCGGCAGTTGGTGGAGCGCCTGGTGCGGCTATTGCGGCAGTTCCTGTTAATAGGGCAGTAGAGGCGTTATCTCGCTCAGTATTTGATACAAAAGCGGGTCGTGCAATGATGTTATCGGCTACATCACTTGATGATTTGCGTCCTTTGGTTACTGGTGGTGTTGTTTCTGCCCCACCAGAGCAAACTATGCAACAACCCGCTGAAATGCCAGTAGATGTTGAATTACCACCAGACCTTATGGGTGCATCATCAAAAATAGATATTGATTTGCCACCAGAGCTTACAGCCCCACCACCACAACCTATTTCAACTATTGACCAACAACGTCAAGCTATTTTTAATGCTGAATTAAAGACTGAAATGGGTAGATCAATGGCTTCTCAAGAAAAGGGTGATGAAGAAGGAACGAATCGTGCGGTTCGTAGTTTAAATTCCTTGTTAATGGAAGCGGCAAGGGCGAAAATTCCCTTGTCATACTAACCATGAAAGACTGGGCTGTAGCATTCATTGCGGCAGTCTGTGTCACTGTATTTGTAGTATTTTGTAGTTACATGATTGTTTGGGCATTCCCATGATAGACCCCGTAACGGCTTTAGCAGGCATCCAGAGTGCCGTAAAACTCATTAAACAGGCTTCTAAGACTGTTGATGATGTAGCTTCGCTTGGGCCTTTACTTGGTAAGTATTTCAATGCTAAGAGTGAGGCTACAAAGGCCGTGGCAGTCGCCAAGAAGGGTGGCTCTAGCATGGGTATGGCTATTGAGATTGAGATGGCTCTGGAGGCTACTCGTGAGTTTGAGAAAGAACTTCAGATGTTGTTCTTTCAAGCCAACAAGATGGATGTGTGGGCAAAGATCAAAGCCAGAGCGCAAGCAATGGATGTAGAAGATGCTCACAACGCTAGACGAGAGAAAGAAGCTGCTGAACGTAAAAAGAAGGCAGACCAAGAGAACTTAGAACTAGGTTTATTGATTGGCGGGCTAGTTTTAGCCCTTTTGCTTTCTGCTTATGGAATCTTTGAAGTGCTAGACCATTGCGCCACTAACAGGTGTGGTCGGTGAATGAATACCAGAAGACCGCTGACATGGCTTTTAAGATTGTTGGTGCTTGGTGGGCTACGAATCTGTTGATAGATGTGATTAAAGTCCTACCCAATTTTCTGTCAGACAGAATCGTGAATTACTTGTTGTCTCAACTTCCCTTTTAAGGACTGTATGCTTTCTTTATTTTCAACACTTGGTGGTCTTTTAATCTCTGGTTTACCAAAACTATTGGACTATTTTCAGAACAAAGCAGACCAAAAACATGAGTTAGCCTTGGCTCAAGTGCAGACCGAGAGAGAACTTCAACTGGCGGCACAAGGGTTTATTGCTCAACAGAAGGTCGAGGAAATCCGTACAGACCAGATTGCCATGCAAACAGATGCCCAGATGACCGAGGCGGCTCTCAAGCACGATGAGAAGGTCTTAGAGATGGCTTCTACTTGGGTGGTCAACTTTGTGGGTACTGTACGCCCTGTAGTGACCTATATCTTTGTTTTAGAACTCTGTTCTATCAACGCATGGATTGCTTATTACGTTTACTCTCGCCCTAGTTTGGTTTCTAACATGGACGATTTAATCCGAGTTTCTGACATTATCTTCTCTAGCGATGAGATGGCTATGCTTGGAGGCATCATAGGATTTTGGTTTGGTTCACGCTCTTGGGCTAAGAAATGAAAGTCAGCAAGGCGGGTGAGGACTTGATGCACTTCTTTGAGGGCTATAGAAACAAGCCTTATAGATGCTCTGCCGCCATTTGGACTGTCGGATGGGGTCACGCTATGTATGCAGACCAATTAGCCCTTCCAAACGCCCGTAAAGAGGGTTACACAGGGCTTATCAGGTCTGACTATCAACTAAAGGA